CATATACAAGCTCGCCGTTCCTGCTATTCATATAGCCGTTTCTCAAATAGCGATTAACAAGCTGCCCGTCAGCGTTCTGAAGGGTCATTGGTCGTGCGACCTCGGAGCCGTACCTAGAGTAGAACACAATCTTTACTCTATTTTCCTGACGTCTGATCGGCAAGATTTCAAACTCTGGCACCATTGGAGGAGGTGAGAGCATCGCAGCTGTTCGGATAAACGCTGGCACTACCACTACGCGGAGCTCTGGGTATGAGTGCGCTACTAGCTTATAGGTACCGTCATCATTCTCACGCAAGTTCTTGTATTCGTATGAGCAGCCGTGAATGGCTACAACATAATTGATTACGTAGGTGTACTCTTTGCCATAGATGACTTGCGAGTCGATGTACTCAATATTTTCTGCCGTGTTTGGAACATAGAAGGTCTGTAGTGGTGTCCCAGTGGAGCTATTACCCTCAAACTTATCCACCTTGTAGTACAGGATCTCTGAACTGCCGAGTTTACCAACGAACGAGTCTTCAACTCTCTTTGCAGCGTTACCGGCCAAAAACTCATCAATGTACTTCTGCGCAACTGTGGAGAGCGCTCTGGTGAACTTTAGCTTGTTATCGTAATTGTTGATTGCCAAATCTGTGCTTGCTGCAGGATCTCTTACATAGTCTACTACAGAAGTGCCGCTATCTAGGTCACCAACCGATGCAGGTGCTACGCCGTTAAGCCACTCAAGCAATGAGTATGACTCGTATGTTTTGTTTGTCGCTACGCCTGCTGGGTTCGCTGCCACATACTTCCCTTCCTGCACAAAAGTCTCTGGGCTCTCTGCGTGCCAGCGCATTAGTAGTGTTCCGATGTCGCCCTCTGAAGGGTTCTCGGGGATCTCAGGGAAGAACATTAGGTTGTTAGCAACCTTTACCAGCTCTTGGGCCTGCTCGATGCTGCCATTAGTGTCCTTCATAGAGACTCTAGCGCAGTATGCTAGCTCTGACGTGTAGTCTAGGCTCTCAGCATCGTAGCTTTGGCGCTCTAGGTTTCTAATCAATGTGTTGGTCTCGTTGATATTCTCAACACTTTCGGGCGGGATAATGACGTTTGTGTACTTAGTGCGCTGTGCAGCGTCCTGTAGTAGGGCCGCCTTGGCCATCTTAATCAGAGAGTTTCTATTACTAATGCCCTCTGTCTGCGGCTCGTAGTAGTTAACGAGCATCTTTTCATCTGTTACATCGCTAACAGTGTCTTCAAGTGCGATGTTCTCTCGAAGATATTCCATCTGCACGCCTACTGCTGGGACAGCTGCTGTGTTGCTGTCTGCATTGGCATCGAAAACGTCAGAAGCCTCATCAGGCATTGTGATTTCGGTAGCATAATCGTAGTACCTTCGATCTAGTACGATGCTTCCGATTGCTTGACGGAATTTGTTGTCGTCCCCTGTAGGGCTGACATTGAACTCAACCTTGTAGAAAGCATCTGCGATTGAATCTGTGCTAGAAACTTTCTTATACTTGACATCTTCGATAGTAATATTGACGGGAATATCGTTGTTGTACTCGTATGCAAGCTTTCTTTTCTTCCGATCCCAAGATCCGAAATTGGTAACAAAAGGATCCTTTAGGTCGAAGTTAAGTAGCTCATCATTTACAAGTGTGACTTTCTTAGGCATTATAGATTCCTTTACTTGCTGCGATCAAATTCAAATCGCAACTCTGTAACCTCTACGGGCTGCTTAACAAATAGTGAAGAGGAGAAGTATTTCTCGTAGATATTAAACCCTACACTATTGATTCTCGAAAGGTCTTCGATTGCAGCGGCCACCGTATTAGATACCTGCGGTACTCTAGGAGCTTCAATGTTGTTTTCGTTAATTAGGTCAGACTGGTCTAGCTTTTCCTGAATAGGAGCGCCCTGAATTACAGCAAAATGCTGTTCTAGGATCTTTGTATCTAGACCAGTAAAGATGTTGGTCAACAATCGTGGGTTGCTATACATATCTACCTTGCAGATATATTTAGTGTTCCTACCAAGGTTCTGCTCATTTAGCTCTTCAGCTGTGAGCTCCCTGTAGATTGGAGTCATTGAGCCTTGCTCAAAATCAACGATAACTTTGACAGTTCCCAAAGTTGCATAATTATAATAATAATAGCTCAAGACATCTTTGTCAAGTAAACTGAACTTATCGTTCGCAAATACAACCTTATCATTTCCTAGCACATTCGAAGAATTTGTTCCCAAACTTGTGAACTGGAACGGGATCTGGCCGGCTGATGCGTTGACCAAGGAGGTGAACGGGTTGGCTACGTTGTCTGGCAGGATACCAAGGGCATTCTCATTGATGTAAGACTTCTGGACAATCTTTGAAATCATAGAAGGAATCTTCGAAGACACAAAGTCAAGATCGACAAAACGGCTCTTCTGCTCAGAGTTGCTTACTTCAAAGCGGCCATCGTCTAGTGACTCTGCAATGATGTTGGCGTCCATAGAAATGCCAAGCGTTGCCAAAGACTCTAGTAGTCCAATATAGCACTCGTAGTTTCTGTTTCTTTCACCAAGCTTGACTTTCTTGGCATTCTTTTTCTTGGTGGTGGAGTACGGTAACTCACCGACATAAATCTGATGCTTTGACTTCTTGATTGAGTCGTTTAGCAAAATAGAAAGGTATTCGATATAGTCCGCATTGTTGCCCATCGTGTCACTAAAGGCAGCCTTGCGAATAAGGTAATCTCTGTCCAAAAGAACTGAATGGAGATTATAGTAGGTCAAGAAAGTATCTGTTGTGTCTGGATTTGACAACGATGTGTCTACTCTAGTGTCAGACTTCAGCACTCTTCTGGAAACTGCTGGCAAGAAAAGTGGCATCTTGCCAGAAATGCCTTCCCTATTGTACATAGGATTATAGGTATCAATGAACTTGAGCCCTACAGCACGGTCGAAGTTAAGATTGATGATGTTGGAAATCTTTTCAAGCTCGATATTCTTGAACTTTCCAGAAGCACTGGAAGCTTCAATATTAAGGTTCCCGGCTGATTCTGCGCCGTATGAGAACTGATCTACTAGGAAGCTGTATAGCTTCTCGTATGTTCTGTAAGCCTTGTCCATCTCGTAGATATTGCCAGTCTCTGTATTAGACGCAAAGTAAGTAGCATTCAAAAGATTGGAAGCAGTGGTCTTGTCACTGAGGTCGAAGAAGAAGCTCATTGCAGAAACCATCTCCGAAAGGACTTCAACCAACTTTGCGTCGTCTTGCTTGCTCTTCGCTCGTGCGTTGAAGTTGCCTTCCGTATCGGAGAAGGTAGGGTTACTGAGCTTAGCGTACAAAGACTTGAATGCTAGGAGCTTTTCTCTAACTGTGTCGATTCTAGACTCTATGAACTTGCCAATTCCATCTGCGATCTGGAGTCTGACAGTGTAATAGAAGTCTGACTTTCTCAAAGAAGTTGGTACCTCGTCAACAAAGGTTAGGGCCTTGAACTTCTTCATAGGAAGGCCGTATGAGTTGCTGTCCTCTTCCTCTAGGTATGCGAATGTTGTAAAGGAGTTACCACCAGAGATAAGAGAGTTGGCAACATTATTTGTTTGTGATTTTGCGTTAGATTCTCCGGGGCGGAAAGAGGTGTTAATGATTGTTTGATCATTTTCCTCACTCCTGTAAATGGAGGTTCTAGAGATTTCTACGAAGTCAAGTGTGGTGCTTCGGAGGGCGTAATTGAACTCATTGTCATCTAGTCTGTCTAGTAGGCTAGCGTATCTTGAATTCTCTCTCAAGATCTGCTCTGCGTCGATGAACATCAAGTTACTGACGTATCTTACAGGAACATTTGATACCTTTGTCCTTTCTTTTCTAACAATACTGCTCATAATCGGACTGAGGCCAGAGGTCTTAGCTGCAAATGTTAGCTTTTCAGAGGTCTTTGTGTCTTCAAACACCTTTGCTTCGGCCTCGAAGCTAAATTCGTCCTTTACTTCTTCGAAAAGTTGCTCAATATCGACCGATCTACGGTCAAATACCTTGTACACACTTGTCTTTTGGGCTACAAGGGCCTCATTTTGGCCACTGATTTCCTTCAAACCAGCAGAATATGTGCCTGCCTGCGTGCCAGAATGTACTGATCCAGCCCAAATTTGGTTATCTGTGTCGGAAAAATAGTAGTATTCGTTAGGTACTGTACCGTCCAAAAGGACAATTTCGCCTGTCAAACGGCCATAAAGCTGCCCTTTGCTGTTCAAAGTTCTGCTATTTAGGTCCTGCGCAGTAGTAAAGGCAAAGACAGCGACGTTTTTGGCCTCTTCTAGGACGATAGAAGCTTCATACGGCAATCTATAGAAAGTCTTGCCATCAAGCATCACCTTTTCTGCCCTCTCTTCTACAGAAGCGAATGAGACTGTCTGGTGGTACAATTCTTTTTGAGAAATCAAGTTCTGAATCTCTGCGAAGGAGTATTCCCCTCCGCGCAAAAGATTGATCTTCTTGTTAGTGTCGGCCACCAAGATGTGTGACTTCAACTCTTTGCTATCCGAGAGATCTCTATACACCTTCTCTGTGAGCATCAAGAACATCTTTACGTCTAGTGCCAAGTTTCTTTCTGGTACCTGCTCGCCAGATGCTAGAGGGCTAACTGAGAACTTCTCGTTTCCGTACTTGTCAATGTACCTTGTTCCCTGCTTGTTGTTTACGCCAAGAGCGAATGAGGTATCGTAATTTACGACTACTTCCTCAATGTATGCGGAAGGGACAATTGTGTCTTCTAGTGATGTGATATTAAAAGATGCCATCGTTTACTAACTAGTTTCCTATGTAAGTTTGGGGTTAACAGTCGTCGGAAGAAGGCAACCCATTAATGTATACCTTGTCGTCAGTAACTGCGATTTGATCTCTAGAGCAAAGCTCGCGTAGCTCGGCATCGAGGGCGAAGTCACCAGTCTTAACTTCTGATACTAGACTACAAATGAAGCTGTCTGGGATTTCATTGTAGGTGTCCGTGAATACGTCAAAATAGTACTCTACATTATCTGTCGTTTGTCTTACAGAGCCAATTGCTCTCTTTCTTTCTCTCTGTTCATCTTCCGTGATGTATAGTCCCTTGTCATCGACCCTAATGTCATCTTCTTGCTTGATGAACTGAAGTTTACGGAGCGGCTGATCTCCTAGGTAGTTAGGCTCGCCGTCTACAATTTCAAATACCTCAACCTCAAAGTTCTCGAAGCCTACAGAAGTATTTTGCTCTTCGATCATCAAAGTGATCTCTTGTGATGCAATATACACGGATCCGCCGTCAGCAAAGATGTCTTGCTCGCTGAGGCCATCATCGACTTCAAAAGGAGTCTTCTTTGCGCCAAACCTATCAATCATAGACTGGAATTCGATATTAACATCGATCTGCGGAATAGGCAGTGCCACTCTCTGGTCACCTGATGATGTGTAGAAGTTGCTAAACGCCTCAATCTCGTTTCCTAGGACGATGACCTTCAACGCAGAGCTTCCGCTATTCTGCGATGCGCAGGTGCCAACAGAATTCATCTTGGCCATCTCGGACTCGAAATCTACACCGACGATGTTGCCTGCCTTGGCATCTCTAGAGTTTGAAAACCGATTCTTCTGCACCTTTCTATACGGAGTGTCGAGCTTGATTCTGCCGTCGACTTCATTCTGTAGCTCTTCGGCAGATGAAGAAAAGTTATAGATGACGTCCTCGTCAGAGAAGGAATAGTATGAGGGACGGAGCTTGCCCTTGGCCAACTGGCTTTCGCCATAGTTAGTGAGCCTCAACTCCAGAACATCCTGCTTTTGATTAAAGAAAGTCATATGTTCTCCTTATCATTCCTTGTCTTCTAGGTCAACTTCTACGTCCAACTTTCCTACCTCTACAAGGCTGAAGTGATCGTATGGCCAGTTGTAGCCGAAGATCTGCTGACCTTCTTCTTCGATGTCTGCGCCTAGGATGTCTCTATCATAATTAGTCTTGGCCTTTTGCTTGACCTTGAACACCATCCACTGAATATCGCTTGGAATAACGGTATCGGATTCTGTGCCGTCATACTTGCCTAGAATCTCGTCGCTCTTGAGTACGTGCGATACTACAGACTCGACTTCTTCAATTGACTTGCCTGAAGGCGGCACTAGGTTCTGCCAAATGTAGTTTAGGTCGTCCTTGCTAAATGTATGCTCAAACTCGAAGACATATGCTGCGTAAGGCTCAACCTTCTCTGGGTAGGTAATGAAGTCCAAGTATGGTGGGAAATTGTAGTCCAACATCTTCTGCACCTGTTGTGCGATGCTTGAGCTGTCTGTTTCGCCATTCTTGATAGAAGAAATCAAATTATCGACCCTATTCTTGGTCTCGGTTGTTCCATCTAGGAGGCTAAATAGCTTCTTTGTACCATTAACATTACGGAATGGAACGGCAACGACAGCTTCCTTTACAACCTTGAACTCGCGTAGCTTACCTAGCTTGACAGGCTTGGTGTTGAACCCACAAACATTAGCCAAAGAAATACTATCCCTTGGAGATACCGATACTGTCTTATCTCCAAATGGATGTACTGTATAGGCTTCGCCTACTGAGGCGGAGCCGATGCCAGTGTAATCGCGGCCAGTACCGATAGTGCCAGATGGGTGATTATCGAGCCAATCGTTAGGGATTCTCTCAACCTTAAGGTAAATTCCTTCGTCTTCCTTTGGAATGCGCCCAAACTGATGCCACATACCTCTACCTACAGATGCAGACAACTCGCCATTTGGCTGCGTAACTGAGTCGTAGCCGGCCAAGTGGCCAAAGTTAGCAATTGGTGCCTCGAACTTAAGATCAATGGACCACCTTGCGTCATCGCCTTCTCCGATTACATTAAAGGCGTTGACACTAGCAGATAGCTGCATAGCGTTGCTGTTTAGGTTTCCGTCCTGTGCTGCGTATGTAGTTCCGGGGTTTGAGCCTGCGTCTTGATCGAAGCGCCAGTACTTCACGAACAAGCCATCTTGCCGAGTTGCAAAGGTGTCATCCTCATTAGTGCCAGAAATTGCGGCATCTGGGAAATTAAACAACTGCTTACTGGTGGTCGGGTCACCGGTCAATACTGGCTTGAAGCCTTCCGGCACTACAGCAGACGAGCCGCTTGCAGAAGTTCCGGGCGGAATATAAATAATGTCCATCCAAGACTCGCCATCGTAGTAAGGAGGCGTAAATGGCATATTGTATCCATTAACGCTATCGTATGCTCCAGAAAAGATAGCAGCATTTGTCTCGGTATTTGCAAAGCCCATTGTAGGAGGACCGAAGGCTGTCGGCCTAGAATACATTGTCAATGTTGGCCTACTGTAACCTACCAAATCAACATTAAGGGAGAAGCTGCCAGTGGCAATTCTAGCCTTTGAATCATCGGTTTGTGTAGTAATGTCTTCATCAATCTCCGTGAGCAACGTGTCACTAATGAAGAAGAAGTTATCTAGAGCGTTATCGGTATTACTAGGTACCGCACTATTAGAGACGGCGAACTCAATTCCGCTTTCTAGCAAGTTTGAAGAGATCTCGATTACTGTAAAGGTGGCGAGGTTAGTGCTAGGTACGCCGCCATTACAAGGATCGCCAGAGCCGGATGCACCCGGCATATTGGCGTATCCAATACTTTGATTAAGTGATCTAGCACTATAATCCGAATTAAGGTTGATAACATTTACCAAGTTGTTTGCTAGATTTTCAATGTTTTGTACTGGAGGCTCTTCGGTGGCTGCATCATATTGTTCTGTCGTGAACTGGAAGCTGTTTCCTCCAGCATCATACTCATCGTCCTGTGCGGCGTTAGCATTGTCAGCTGACAAGCCCGTAATAGTCCAAGACCCAGCCGAGCTACTGAATGTGAATGATGCTGTAAAGTTTGTATCATAATTGGCGTCACGGTCAGAAGAGACACAAGAAGGGTATAGGAGTGCCTTGTAATTACCTCCGATGAGACCATCATTGATATAAATATAAGCCTTCGGACCTCTCGCGCCCTCGGAGACGATCTGCGGAATTGGGTAGTTTCCGTGACTACCAGAAGACATCTTTGGCACATCAAGAGACCTATACATCTTGAGACGCATACCATAAGCCTTGCCCGGTGTGACTGTTAAGAAATCCTTCTGTGGACGAGAAACAATTCTTGTTGTTCTTCCGTCGGCCAAGAAGAAGTTTACAGATTCTGCGAGGTAGTTGTTGACAATATTAATGTATAGATTGTTAGTGTCGCTGAAGCTCACAATATTGCGAAGTCTCTGGCCGGAGTTCAAGCCACCAATGTTGGTGACCTGTGTTGGCTCATTATCAAAGATTGTCAAGCCCTGCAGTAGCTCTGGCTTGTAGAGTGCTTCAAAAGGAACTCTGTGCTGGAAGCTAGAAGTACCAATACATCTTACTTCGTTTCTCTTGACTGTGCTGCCGTTTGCAGTACTATCAAGGGTGAGGTCCTTTGCAATCAAGCGGAAGTCTTCATCATATGAGCCAGTGAATATCGGATAATCTACTGCCATACCTGACTTGATTGCGTTAAACATAAGTCCGGGTGCGAACATAGTCTGCAAGATCGGGCGCAACTTATTAGTCTCTGAGTACTGGGCTGAGGCTTTAGACTCTGCAGGGATAATAAATGACTCTTCGCCATAGGTATCGAAGAACTGTTCTGCGACCTTCCTTGCTCTTTCGGCAGGGAAGAAGCCATCATATGGCAAGAACTTCTTAACTCCTCTAAACTTAAGGGTCAATCGATTTTCTTCTAGTCCGTTATCAGCCGACACTTGCTTGACTTCCTCAAAATGCTTCAAGAAGTCACTATGTGAGTAAATATCAAAGAAGCCTGCTTCTGACGAGTCGGTAGGTAGGCCCCTTAGAAGTGAGCGGGCACCGGTGTCATCGCTGTCTGCCAGCTTGATTGAGAAATTGCTGTTGAACGAAGCAGAATCAAATACATCTGCAGCCTGCAAGTCTGTTCCTACAAAATCAGATGAGATGTACTCTGGAATGACTGACATATCTTTTCGTTTTGTCTTGACGTCGTATGCGTAATCGTCGTATGTATCGTCGAAGGGGCTTGAAGGCTCATCAACAAACACGACTTGACTACCACTATATATGTAACGACCTGCCTGTATGCCGGCTTCCCACTTTGCATAACCAGAGCCAAGCAAAGAATAAATATGATTGTTTTCGTCACCCGGAGGCTTTGGAAGATTTTGAACTACTGTGCCACCGCTAAGCTCAATTTGCATACCGTGCTTTGATACTGCTGAGCGGGGGTCTTGGATAAAGTGGTTTCTTGCCAGCATTGGCTGCACATTGAGAGGTGTTGCTCCACCAAGGGCAGGCTGCTTTCGCTCGCCCGTTGTACCGCCAGAGTATCTAATCTTACTAAACGTAGTGTAATTCTGAAGTATGCCAGAGTTTCCTAGCCCGGAGTCAGAATTGATAGCTGAAGGTTGTGCCGCCTTACTTGTCTGCTCGCTCGCTGGTGCGCTGATGAATTCCGTGGTCTCGAAGCCGGGGTATGCGTCTAGGTCCCAAGATGAACGACCGTATAGCGAGTTAGGATCTGTTACGCCAAAGCGCTTGCCGCGAGTGTCTGTTCGACGGCCCTTGGACTGTCTATTAGCTGCTGTGTCCCTCCAGAAGTTGTTCTCAAATCCGATTCTTTCACGAACCTTCTGTAGGAATGAGTTCTCTTCTGTTGGCCATACTGTTTCGCGGTAGGTCACCTTGTTAACCTCAATGCCACCATTGCTTCCGAAAGTGCTGATTACGGTGTCAAAAGCACTCTGATTTGAGTTCTCTACAACTGCAAAGCCCTTATTGATGTCGTCCTGTGAGAAGTATACCTTTTGGTTGCCGTTCTCAACACTCAATACGTGAGATGCTTCATCAATTTCTACCTCAAGCAAAACTGGCTCATATCGGTTTGTGATAACTGATTGCGTCGCTACAAATGTCTTTGGGCCACTGTCTGTACGGACGATATTTGTATTGGAGTCAGTAAATACGCGAGCGGCACCCGGATAGCTGAAGAGGTTGTTCTTTCTGAAGTATCGATTGATTCTTGACTCACCTGCACGGAGCTGCTTGAATGAAGCATACTGGTATGGTCCGTTGGCGTCGAGGATGTAATCGTTGACTGTACCTGCTGTCCCAGTTGCTGGGTAGCTCAAAGTTAGAGAGGAAGCATCGATAGTAGGCACGAAGATGACATCTGCAGCGCCTGTTACGAATGTGTTAGCGCCAACAAATGATACGTTCGGATTATTGTCTGATGTGGCTACAAAATTAAGCTCGCTTACCAAGCCGGCTGATGTGGATACCACGCCATCGAAGCTTTGGTATACAAGAACGTTTTGTGTGCCCTCGATGGAAGAGGAGATCCACTGGTATCTTAGATCTGTTGCTGGGATGCTAGTGGCTACGTATGCGTTATCGTAGCGGACCTTAGTGTCTGTTCCGTTATCCACGAAGTCTACGCTTGATGTCTGTGTTCTTACAGGTGTTCCGTTTCTCTGCACCTTGTGGAAGCTTGGTACTCCGCGATTGACGCCGTAAAGTGACGAGCTTCCATAGTAAGAAGAAGAGATTACATATGAAGGATTGTAATTGACAGCGCCGGTCGGAGTTGAACTATCACTGCTAAACCCGCCGCTGTTTGCCCTATCAACAAGGAACTTCTTGTTTAGTGGCAAGCGAACAGTAAGGTTTCTAAAGTTTAGATTATTGTAAGGACTATATTCAGCTGCCTCATAATCCAAGCCCGGACCACCTAGGTTGTCTCCCATTGTATTGGCATCGCCGGGTGCGGAGAAGCGGTTAACAATAACGTGCTTTCTCGCGGGCCTAGATGGCTTTGTATAATCGACCACGCCAGTTACGAAGGTAGAGTCAATGCTTGCGGTGCCAAATCCTCCAGCCTGCACAAACGCCACGTTATTAGCTGTTCGTCCACCAAGCTGCATTAGCTCATAGTCTTCCTTGTAGTTACCGTAGTTTTGTGAGCCGGAGTTGTACTTAATATTCTTAATGTTTAGAGGGCGCTTGGCGAGTCCGTCTCTGGTGTAGACCGCATAAGGAAGATTAGTGTTAGGAGCTGCTGTCTGGGCGTCTGCAGCCTGTGGAGCAGCGATCCAGATTACAGGGTTGCCGCCAGTCTGTCCTGCCTTCAGCTTAAATGATTCTGGCCGGTTGGTGGCATCGTCTGATCCGGCGTTAATGTCAATGTGGCGATGCTGGTTACCACCTACGTGCGTCTCCGAAAAGACGCCCTGCGCAGGAATCTCATTACCAATTACGGTATCTAGGTGCATATTACCAATGTCAATCTTTGTGTCAGCTACGCTGTTATAATCTTCTAGCATAGCGTTTCTAGTTGCCGAAGCGCTCAAAATAGTGGCCGGAAGGAAAGACTCTACTTTATAGTTGTAGTAATCGGCGACTTCGCCTGCCTCTTCTCCAATAATGCTGAAGATCGCAAGCTCTTTCTTTCTCTTGCCTAGATCTAGTTCGACGTCATCATTGTCGACTGATGGGGCATCAGTTCCGTTGATTAGGATACGGATGTCTTGCTCGGAAGAGAACTTACTTACCACGCTCTTCAGTAGGGCGGGGTCCTTCGAGGTTTCGGGGTTGACACCAGCAGCCACTGTCTTGGAGGCAGCGACACCAAGAGAAACATTTTCTGCAATCTTGTTATTAACTGAATCTGCCTTGAAGTATGAGGAGCCTGCAGATGTAAAGTTCTTCCTGTACTCTCTAAGGTTTCTGTTCTGTGATACGATCTGTACGGCTGCACTGTCGGAGGCTGCCTCGGAGGCACCTTCCCTCTCTGCACGGTTCTTCCACCAGAGCGTATTTTCTGACTGTGCTGTGGTACCGACAGGGGCGTGGCCGTACTTCCAGTTGTAGTCTAGGTCGTTTCCACCCTGTAGGGTTGCACCAAAGGTGTTGGTGTCCTCAACTACCTGACGGAATAGAGGGTACTGTGTAACTACCTTGTTGCGCTCAAGGATATGGCTTTCAATTACGTTTTGAATACCGTCACGAACGTTCGCTGATTCTGGGACTAGCTGGAGGATAAAGTTAAGAACACTGTCATCAAACCACTTGTAGAATTCGTAGAACTTATTGAAGTCTGTTACAGCCTGCAATCTCTGGAAGAACAAGTCCCTTAGATTAGGTAGCTTGCCGTAGTCGCCTCTGTACTGTGCACCTGCTTCGCCAATGATTTCATTGAATTCGCGGGCGCTGCCCAAGAAATCGATAATCTCTCTTGAGTAAGCATTACTTAGGCTCTTCTCTAGTGATGAGTAAAGTGTCTCTGGACTGTACTGCCTTGTGAACACCTCATCATCGGAAGTCAACACATTAACCAAGTCTGTCGACAATAGACTCTCTGGCATCTGAATGTCGGATCCGACAACCACTCTGTTGTCAACTGCAGCTTGGCTGCTAGCCTCAAAGCCGAAGCCGGAGAACTCATACTGTGTTGCAATACTATCAGCGTAATTTGCAGGGTAGTTATTTCTAATATCTTCGGTAGCAGAAATAGAGCCTGAAGCGAAGTCGACTGCCAAGAACCCACCGGAGGCGTCGGAGCCTGTTACGGTCTGGAAGTCGACGTTAAATAGCAAGCTGCTTACTTCTGGGAAGTACGACCCGGTTGCCTCTTCGGAGTTGAACATAGAAATGTTTCTTGAGGCATCGTTAGGACCGTATACATTTCTGTCCTTTGCGTGGACGGCAACGGTCTCTGGTGTCAAAACAGTATTGTCGTAATGTCTTAGGTATCCGATCTTGACATCGGTATTTGTCTGAACTGAGCCAGAGTAGTTGAAGCGGTCAGCGCCTAGGAAGTATCGTTTGTCCTGTGTTAGGATATTCTGTGCGTATGTAGTGTTGGCAATAGATGCGCTCTGTGCAAAGCTCTCTTTTACAAAGTAGCCTTCTGTATTGTATCCAGTAAGTCCAATGTAATAAGTTGGCTCTGGCATATTGTCCGGGCCGCCTGCATAGTCTTGCTGGCTGTTGAACAAAGACACTGCAAAGGTCCACTCATTACCATCGTATACATTCTTGTATAGATCGGTTGTTAGTAGTGTTCCGCCATATCTTGTAACGATAGCAAAGCGAGCATCCTTGGAGTCCTCAAATGGTCGCAATGCAACAAGCTGGAAGTTAGAATCAGCACCAGCACCGGGGAACCAGTCATATGATCCATTAGAGTCAACTCGGTGAGTACCAAAAATTGATGATGTCAAGAAACTAGTTGTGTAGTATCCGGGTTCGCCCGGTGTACGCTTGCGCGGGAAGTATACGTTAACTTCCGCTGTGAACGAAGCAGAAACATTGTTTGTTCCAGATACGAATGTCTGCCCTCTTGTGTTCGGATTCGAAGAAGCAGTCTGGAAGATTGTGGCCTGAAGGTGGTCTGCACGGTCAAAATCAATGTACTTCTTGTTTTCTGTGTTGTTGACAAAGCGATCTTCGATTACGTACTCTCTATTGCTGGAGTACATATTAAGATTGATAACTCTGTCGTTTACGCCTAGACATCTCAAGAAGTTGCGAACAGACTTTTCAGTACCCTTAGACTTCAAGATGTTCATAGCGTTGTTGTAAATGTTGCTGTAGACTTGGTTCTTGACGTCAGTTAGATCCTTTTCAAAGATCTGGAGGTCGTTTCTGGCCCTTGCAAACTCTTGTAGACTCTGGTCTTCGAACAATTCATTGGTGTCGATACCGATGGACTGAAGTACACGGTCCATATTTGGGTGTGCCTTATAATCAACATCAGCGTTTACATTTGTGTTCTGACCGTATGATACATCCTTAACCTTGTTAACTTCTTGCATCTCAAGGTACATATCGTCAAACTGGCTAGCCATAATCTGGATCGTTGACTTTAGGTTTCCGTTGTCGCCATCAATAACAAAGTTAGGGAATGTGTTGAACAACAAGGATGTATTTTGTGTGTCGTAGTATGAACCACTAGCAGTCAACTCTTCTAGTTTGGCTACATAGTCTGGGTTTGTCTTGTATACTACTGGGTCTCTAAACTCTACTGGGGCTGCGCCGGCTAGGACAATAGCAGAGCCTGTGCTTCGTGCAGCTGGACCGGGGTACCCTACCCAGCTACCGTTAGAAACGCGACCTGAGTAATCCAATACGATAGCGTCTAGTGTATCGTTGAGGGCAATACCCTCGTTGAACTTAAAGTAGATACCAAGCTCTGTATTAGAAATATCTGTGTTTGCGCCGCCGTAAACATTGGTGATGTAGTTCTTTCCAATGTCTTCTGCGCTGCGCTCTGTCTTCCAGTAGCGCAATTCATCGAGTGAAGCAGAAAGCTTGCCAGCGCCTGCTGTCGCTGAGGAGCCAGATGGGGCTGCAATTAGAGCACCAACTCTACCATTAATAGCACCAGTTACTTCACTTAGATCCATCGCAGATGTAAGGGTATTCTTGAGATCGCCATCTAGGTAGCACTTAATGCTAGACTGCCCAGATTCGCTCTTAACAGAGAAAGCATAGTGATGCCACTCGCCGTCAGCAAGTGTTCCGGTGGTCTGCCAAGTGCCTAGATTGATGTCTGCAAAGCCGACTGACCCCGACTTCAAATTCATACGCCAAGGATTGGCACCATCTGCTGAAGCTGACATATAAAGTGTGATGCGACCATATGAATCGCTGGTGTCAGCTGCGCTATTCCATACGTCGAATACGACCTCTTTCTGTGTCGATGAAGGCAAAAACTCGCTCTTCTTCATCCAGAATTCTAGGGTTACTCCGCGCTGGAAGTCCATAAGAAGGTTATCTGTGCGGGTTCCGTTCCTGCCAGAATCGGTGAGGCCCAATGTATCGTAGGGGTTCTCATCGTAAATGTTAGATCCGCTGAAGGTTTCTGCTAGAGGTTTGCCGACCATACCTGCAGAAGCTGTGTTTAGGTTACCTCTGACGGAGATGTACTCTTGGTCTACTGGCATACCAAAGCCATCGGTAATACCGGTGGATGATCCCCAGCCGTTTGATGAAATTACTACGTAACCATTCTGTCGAGGGTACTCGTTCTCAAAAATGTATAGATCAATGTACGACGAAGCGTTAAGGAATTCTACCTTTTCGGCCTCAGAGCCGTCATAAGGGTACTGGTTTGCGATGTTCTCCATCGCACTCTGGTAGTAGAGTTCTGCGGAGCCAAACTTGGCAAAGTTTGAAGCGGTCGCATAGTCGATCCGAGGGATCATTCGCTTCTTGAGTTCTGTCTTTGCACGAAGATTTCTTAGAGATTCAATATCACTGAAGTTTTCTTCGAGGTTTGTGCTCTCAACGACCTTCTTTGGGCCGAATAGATCTCTAGCCTTTGGCATATTAGCTTACCCTCTAATACTAATTACTTGGTTTGTCTTTTTTCAACTCTAAATTTGAACACTTCTTCTTGAATGTCCCAGCCACCTGTGTAGTCATTATAGTGGCAAAGCTCAATACCGTAGGCGTAATCAGGCTCTAGCATTGAGATGTCCAAATCAAAGTAATTTCCTCTACTATCGTAGCTCATTACGGTATGTAGGTCAGACCCTGTTCCAAAGGGAATTACGCTTTGATCGTCTGCGATTCTATAGACCGAGAAGCTAGAACTAGGGATAATGGTTGTCTCTGGTCTTTGCTGGGCTACAGTATAGATGTTTGGCTGCCAGTTTCTTGGCCTTGTGTATACACGGAAACGAGCGGTTTCGTCAGTAAAGTATTCTGGCTTCAAGTTAGTAATCTTATTGATGTACCTTTCAGCATATGCTTCCGATGATGCGTCCAATGTAAGAGGCGTGATTGAGCCGGTCTTAAACTGCACTGTGAGGTCGCTATTGTGCCAGACGTCGAATAGGGTATCCAAAGGTGTTGCGGCTGCTGTAGCGGCAAATGTGGCCTTGTAGATGCCTGTTGAGACGTGCTCTCCGGTTACAACTGTTAGATCACCCGGAAGAACGTGGGTGCCATCTGCCACTAGATCAATTGCAGAGCCTGTTGGCTCTGTGGAGCCTGAGAAAACAGATACATAAATGTTTCCTGTTCCGATGCTAGGAATGTTCCGTAGACGGCCACGGACTCTGTTATAGAGATAAATTGTGTTTAGATTCTCTTCAGCTGATGCTAGTGAACTTGAGTAGAAAAAGTTTCCACGGTCATCCTGCACGGTCGCGTTGAACCGAGCCTCTACTACTGGACGCTTAAAGAAGAACTCTGAGGTTCTTGAGAAGAACTTCTTTGTGTAGTATGAGCGACTTGTGGAGTTCTCTTCTGATGAAGTCAGAAATACGCCGAAGCCGTAATTGGGAACAGTGCCTGCGATCCAGTCTTCCACAATGCTTGTGACATTGATCTCCAAATCTTCCGTTCCCTTATCGAATAACTGGGATACCTCGGAAGCACTATAATAGTCTCCACCTTCTGTTTGCCAACCTACGCCTTCACTAGCAGAGATCCAGTTGGAGACTCCAATGTCAGAATAGTTCTCCATATCTAGGCCCTCGCCCTCTGTCCAAGCAGCCCCAGAAACTGGTGCTGTGACGAGCGTAAAGCCCTTTGGAAGGGTTTGGCCGTGGCGGGCGTTGGCTAGCTTGAGGTAAAAACTAACAGAGCCACTGGCAGGAATCTGGCCCGTAGAGCGAGCATTTGTAATGTCATCAACTGGGAACTGAATAATGGCTCTGGACTTCTCGTTTGACAAGCCAGCAGATGAGCTAGCCTGTGCGTAGATAGAGAATACCTCTAGGATGTCTGCAGCACCCATATTGGAGCCTGTCCCACGAGTAGTGAGATTCGCCTCAAAAGCATTTGTAATAGTGTTGTCTTTCTCTGCGAAGAATCTCTTGATACCCATTACTTAACCTCTCCCTTAATGTCAGTTCCGGGGAACTTGATTTGGAATGCCACGTTCTCAGGCGGAACGATTCTGCGGCCATCAGTTGTTGTATATCTTGACAAGTTAATGTAATTATTATTATAATCGGTTCCAGTCTTTGACGCAAACTTTACTTTAGAAATATCTGCAACTCCGTCTACATTCTGCAGTACGGTGTAGATCTCAAGGATACTTAGTGGCTGTCCAATAAAGAATGGGCGTGCAAAAAAGTTCTGTACGGCTGTAATTGCCTGCTCTAGAACTTCGAACTTGTTGTATGGTTCCAATACCGAAATACTAAACTCAACTCCGATATTGACAATGATACCATTCTGTACGTCGATTGTGTCTCCGATCATACGATAACGGTTGATCCAGTTCTTGATATTATTCTTTGTTACAGAGTTTGGCGCTGATAGCTTACCATTCTGGTCCGATGCTAGAGCATACAAGTTAATGTTTCGATTGTTCGCATCAGCATCTCTTACAGCTCTGGCTCTTCTAATGTTGCCGTACTGTGATGGCAATGTATAGCATAGTGCCTCATAGTCCTGCGCTGTTACTGCACGGCTCTGAGCTCCAAAAGATGCCAAAGCAACCTCTTTTAGATCCTCTAGAGACATAATCGCCGAGGAAGCATTGATTGGCTCTTCGTTGAAGCACTCTAGTGATGCGACTACATCTTTGCGATTTGAAGCGGTAGTCTGGTCTGGATCATTAAAATCCACTGAAGGCGTGAGAACATTTGTAACTGTACCTACAGCCGCATTAGTAGAGGAGTCAATATTCCTTCTATATGTGATTGTTAACGTCGTGTTCTCAGGAGCGATACCAAAGCTGTTATTGCTGATTAGGTTTCTGGGGTCGAAGGTTACATCGCTTACATATGTGCGACCAAACTGCTGGAATGCAACACTGGTTGGTTCAGGGATTGCGTTATCTAGGGCACTGTCCTCTGACCCGTGACCAAAAATAAGTGTTGTCTCTCGGAGATCCTTCTCTGATACAAACCTTCTTGGCACTGGTGTTGGGATCAAGATTGAGGGAGACTGTTCTCTTGTGTTCGGGTCAGTATTTGATTGCTCCTTGAAGACAATCTCTTCCGATAGGTTCTCTACCTCGAAGTACTCGTTACCATCACTATCGATAACCGATAGAATCTCGGTTACATTTGAATCATCTAGAACTACTTTCTTGAACTTCTCAAAGTTACCAACTTCAATCTGTGTTGTTTTAAACTCACCGGAAATAACATCTGCATAAGCCTTCACGGCATAGGACACTGGTAGGCCAGTTGTTTCGTTAATCCTTGCTACAACTACTTCATTGAAGGGGTCGTCAAAGCGAACATCGCTTGTTACGATAAAGGAAGAGCCGTTATTAGAGCCCAATACTGTGTTGCGCTTGAGAATTGGCATCAAAGCGCTATCTGGGCCTCTGCCGGTGGAAGCTGCAGGGACAATAACATAAACAGCGACCTTTCCAGTAGCGGAAGGAGAGCCCTTGAACTTGTATCCCATCTGGCGGGCGAGTCGAATCGCATTATTGTAGTCATTGGATGTGGCTAGCAAAGACTCGTTGAAATTATAATCAGTATAGAAGGACAATACGTCACCGACGTATGCCACAGAATCTAACATCATAGAACCAAAGCTGGCTTCTGTAAAGTCTCTGAATGTGTCAGGGTAGTAGCGCTTTGCGTAGCTAGTTAGATTTTCTTTGATTGTATTGAAGTCTCTGCCAGTATAATCGACAGAAACAAATTTCTTGTTGTACTTTTTCATATATTGTCCCAAGAATCGCTATGACTAAATAGTAACTGTTAGCAATAAAAAGTCGCTAAACTCAATCGTTGAGTTAGCTTCAAAGTGAATACCGACTGTTAGCTGGTTGGCTCCAATGGCACTGTCATCGATCTCGATGCTAGTGATGGTGATATATGGCATAAAGATCTGTGCCTGTTCCAGAATATTCTCTCTCAACCTATTTGCAAGTTCTTGTGTATAGTTTTCGAACAAATAGTTTCGAAGCCCAACGCCGAAGCTTGGAACTCGGATACGTTCACCCGGAGCGGTCAATACGAGGAATCTTAGGTTCTGCGTAATCGCCTCGCTGGGTACCTTAATCAGCCTGTAGTTTCCATCAACTGCGTCGATGGATAGGGGCTCTTGTACGTTGAATCCTTTTGGCATCAGAAATAATCCTCCTCATCTGCACATTCATTATCGAACATATCAAATGGCTTGTCGATCCTGCTTCGACGTTGCCACCAAGGCATTCCATCTAGCATCTTATCGGGGATCAAGTCAGCCAAAAGATCCTTAACCGAATCCTTTCTTCTGTCCCTATCGACCGCTGCTCTTGGTCGAGCAGGTGTCTTGTTCCTAGTTCTATACAGCTCCATAAATAGTCTCTTGAAAATTCTTCTAGAGCGCCTGAAGTTGTCGTAGTTCTTGTCCCATCTTCTAAAGGTAGAGCCGATACGGCCACCGGGAGCGGCCCATCGGTCTCCTGCAGGGATACCCTCTTCGGGATCTGCATTGCCAGAGTTGCCGATTGAAAGATAGAAGGTGTTGGCAACAAAGATTGTTACCAAAGACAAGTATCTCTTCAGAGGGAACAAGTATTCAAAGAAAGCTCGATACTCATCAGTTGCGACCAACTCGTTAACCAAGCACAATGTGTCGTACTGCCTGAGAAGATCTGGTTCCTTAAATACCTTCATATCTGCTGAGCCAGCGCCCAAGAATCTAGTCTCCACTGTGGCATCTGTAATTGTCTGGTCGATGATAGGGAGCTCACCTGCTGCGATTGGTACTAGGATCTTCTTAGTCCCGTCTTCCAAAGTTACTGTCTTTGCTTCGCTGGTGAAAAGTAGGCCCTTATTCTTTAGAAGCTGACCTAGTGATTCGTCGTCTCTGTCGAGCATCAATGACACGCGGAGACCAAAATGCCAGTCTTGCCAATAGTCACTAATCTTGCCCTTTCTAATATCAGCGGGAAGTGTGTTAAGGTATTCGACCCAGCTATTGATATTCACAACACCTCTGAGGCTATCGTCTCTGTTGACAATATCCTGCTCTGGCACTCGGACGCCTGCCTTCTCCTCGATACGAATGTACTTCTCTAGCACAAATGGCCAAGCGGTACCTTCCTTTTCGCTGAGGTCGATTGTGAACGGTAATGCACCACCAAAGACTTCTTTCAACTGCTCGTTGATAGCATCTTCTGTATCTTCTAGCTGGATGGTTCTTGACTTAATATTGGACTTAAGTTTGCCATCAGCTGCGACGTATGGCACATCATAGGCAACCTCGTATTCAATTGTGCCGTCTGGGCGTGTCACATAGACAGGCTCGCTAGCCTCGCCCTCGTCGATGTCGTTGAATACTTCACCCTTTGTGTAAGATCTCTTGGCAATTGCTCCATTGACAAACGTTCCATCCGAGACCATCATAAGGCCAAGATCATCAATCTCTGGCTGTAGTGCCGAGTCTAGGCGCTTGCGCAGAGCATCAAACTCTTGCTTAACATATAGAGAAAATAGTGTCTTGGCTTGGCTTTCTGTTTTGCGGATTGTTGCGTATAGGAGCCCAACCTTGATCCTTCTTGCGCGGGCCTTGCTGAATTTGGCAGAACCTCTTCCAAGGTTCGACTGGTTTCTCGCAGATGGGGATGTTGCTCTATTAATCATATCCTGCGCGGAGATTGCTTCTTCGGATAGCACTGCTTCTGTGCCATCGAAGTTGTTGTAATAATCGTTAATTACAGTTTCAATCTCTGTTAGCGCCTTCTTTTGATCTTGATTTAGGTCCTGATCTCTATCGATTACACCTGATTCGATCTTCCTAATGATGTTGGATACGGCAGTTTCAAGGAAGTTATAGTAATACTTGTTTGTAGGTACTGTATCCTTGCCAATAAAGATAGTTCCTTCTGGTGTTACAGTAATGTTTCGTGTTGGGCTCGTGACACCTTGGTCTCGAACGCGATCAATCACGTAATCACCAAGATATGTTTCTAGCAAATCATCAAAGTTACCTTCGAAGTTGGCAGAATACTGCGATAGAACTGGTACGCACTTCAATAGGAAGTCAATTGTATGCACTCTTGTTGTCATACGAATCATACTTTCCAAAGATACCGTTGTTGCGCTGTCTCTTACAGAGTCGTATGGCGCTTCCTTGGTGCAGAAAGGCTGGAAGTTTAGGCGTTCGTCGCGGTTGAGTTGGCCAAATAGGCTCTGCATATCGTCCGAGATGTCTCTCATATCATATAGCGGTAGGCTCTTTGGATCGCAAGACTCTTCTGGCGGCATAAGCTTCTGTAGCAAACCAAGCCATCCCTTAAATGCCGGTGGCTCCAAGTAATATGGTGGGCGCGACTCGGTTCCGCCGTACTTGGCTGGGTCTAGGACGATAGCTTCAGGCTGTGCAGCGGGGTCATAGCCGAACAAGAAACCATTAGCAATTGCAAGAGTGTTGCTACTATCACTAATCTGTGTCTGGCCGTCCTCTTCATTCTCTACTAGAGTATGCTCTTTGTACTGCTCAGCACTATCTGGAACTGCAATTCTTGCTGCGACCCTTCTGAAGAATCCTTGGTTTACAAAATCGAAGAACTTGACCAACTTATCAGAATCAATATCTTCCTTGAAACGAATATCTTCTTTTGCAATGTTTGCATTTAGCCAGTTTCTAAAGAACTCTGTTTCGTATGAGTACTTTACATCTGACGCTGTAGTGTCGCCGATATACTGATCGATGTAGCCTTGTACCTGTGCGTCTGGCACAGAGCTAATATCCTTATAGAACTGAATGTCAGCGGACCCTGCTGCGCCGGGAACAATAGGGCCAGCCACTGCTCCGGGGACGGCCTCATCTGCATTGTAGAGATCTTCTAGCTGCTGCTTATTGCTAAGTCTCTTCGGCTCACCAAAAGGATTAATTGTCTCAATAACTGCAACTCTGTACTTGTACTTGTCTTCAAAGAACGTGCCATCATCATTCTGCGGGTTCATATTGTAAGTAACAGAGATCTTTACGTCTGGGTCTTCTAGCTGAGATGAGCCGGCGACAAAGGCTTCCTTCTCTCGGTACGGGATAAATTCCATACCAAGTTCAAAAGGATTGTCCAAAGGAATCGGGCTAAATGCAGAATCATAATTGTCCTCTGCGATCTCCATATAAAAGTCACGCAACTGCTGTGTAAGTGTGAACTTGCGTGCAAGATTGATATTATAGTACTGCTTTACGCCAGATCCGATATTGTCAAACTTTCTAGTCTTAATTCTGTCACGGTAGTCGGCAAGACTAATTCCGACAATTCTTCCGTTAATTAGGAGGTTCTTCTTGTCCTTTGCTACAGAACTCAACAATCGCTGCAGTCTTTCTTCTGGTGAGTACTCGCGGTAATTGATTCCGCTCAAGAATATGGGCTGTGAGCAGGCGTTGATTAGGCCAACATAAATTGCGCGGCGCTTTTCAATTGTAGGATTAGTCCAAGACTTTGCTTCTGTGTTTAATGTTTCAATTGTGATCTGGTCTGCGAGGGGAATAGTGTTCCCACCTTCAACTACAGGCATTCCGTCTTTTAGTTCGATGAGCTCAGCCTTAAGGGTCTCGTAATCCACAAAATGTGTTGCAGCGGCCCACTTTGCAATAAAGAGCTTTCTTTTGTTGATAATTCTCTCGTTGCGAACCTTGGCTGACTCAATCTCGTCCCTAATCTCTGGGTCCTGCAGTCTTGTCTTGAACACAAGCTCTTGGCTTACCTTATCTTCTCCTACTAGGCCGATGTCAGAATTCTTCATCTTATTGTAGAGATAAGCCCCAATGGTTGGTGGGAAACCGCCCATAGGCTGAATCAGAGATAGGGCAGCAGGGTACTTCTCGCCGTACTGGTTTACTCTGCGGAGCTCTTTTGCTTTAAGAGTTGTTTCGCCGCGCTTGTTTAGATCAAGTTCAGAGTATACTAGTGCGTCATCGGAATAGAACTGGAATAGCAGGTTCTTTCTACCAATTGAGTTACCAAAGAGCCCAGAAGTCAAAAATCTATGTAGCTTCAAGCCCTGACCTTCGGAATCTGACAGGATCCTTGGGAAAAGTCCATTGTTGCCCATAAGGTCTCTTAGGATTGCGTTCTCGCCAGCTTCTGCATTTGCATCTAGGGCAGCTAGTAAAGCGGTCTGAACTGCTGGTGATGAGCGTAGTAGGCCACTTGAGGGACACTCACCAGAGGCAGCAAGGGACGGCAAATCCTTGTAAGGACCCTTGGTCAATAGGTCTACTAGGTTTTCTAGCTTCTCTTTTGCCCTTTCTTTGGCGTAGTCAAGCTGGTCTTGGATCTGCTGATCTGAAAGGCCCTTGCCTTCGAGGAGCTTCGCCTGAATGTCGCGGATGATGTCCTGTGTGTCTGGAGGGCAGACATTCAAATTATCTCGGAGGAAAACATCCTCTGGGAAATTATCGAAAGCATTTCTAGCATCGATGATGGACCCTAGTCCAGAGAAGTAGCTAATGACGTTATCGATGTTTCCAAAGATTTCTGCGATGCAATCGGAGCCGGATGCCTTAGCTAGTTCGGACACAATCTTATAGGTATTTGGGTTTGCCTCTCCAAGAAGCAAATTATAAAGTTCATTGTATGAGATTGTTACCAAAACAGAATCTAGGAAGTTACCCAACTCTTCCTTTGTTAGGTTCGCAACACAATCAGTCCCAGATGTAGTATTAGTTAGGGCACCGAAAATGTTGCTCATTGCTTCTTGGAACTGTGCGTCTGTTAGTTCGTCATCAGGACATACTGCTCGACGAAGATCCTCTTTGAACTTTGAATTTCCAGTAAGCTCGTCAGCAATAGAAGCTGCGCCTGCGGCGATTAGATCACAGGCCAAGTCTAGCACAGCCTCGACAATTGAAGTAATAGCATTGATGAGCAACTGTGTTGAGAGATCGATCAAGAGATCTAGAAGATAGTCTGCCAGCAACTTGTGGAAGTTTCTTAGATTCGCCTTGATCTCAGCGCCGTTAAGAGGCGGATTCAACCTAGGTCTGGTGAATTCGATCTTGCCTGTTTTGGACAAAGCACATAGGTCAAAGTTGAGAGACTTCAAGCTCTGGCCGAGCGGAGGATTTAGAAGACCGCCATCTGGTACCAAACACTCAATGTCCCTAATCATATTCCTGATGATCGTAAAGCCGGGGGTTGATTCTTCAAGAATGTCAAAGACTCTATCAATCTGGCCCTCGATGGCCTCCATAATGAATTCTACAATTAGATCAACCAACTGAAGGGCGGATTGAGCTGCTTCTAGCGCCTCTTCGTTAACTTCGCTTCGGTATGCTGATGAGGTGATTGTCCCTGTTGGGCTTACCTTCTCTTCTTGGCTGTTCCTAACTTCTCGTTCTCTAATAAGTTCTTGCTTTGCAGTATTCCGCGCATCGGCTCTTGAAAGCTCATTGTCATTGGCAATCAGCTGATTTGACCTATTTCTAATCTTGTCGGCGTACTCGAATGTCTGGTGGCTGTTGGACTCGACCACAGAATTGAGCAAAGCCTCCAGCCCAACGCCAAATAGTTCTGCCACTTCACGTTGAATCTTTGCAGTTGCATCTGGCGCTACTGGTTCTAGGCGATCAATGAATTGCAGGAGTTCTTCTACCCTCATACCCTTTAGGACTTGTGCAATGACAGTCTTCTTGAAGTCGTCAACTCCGAGACCCTTCATCAAGCACTGTGAGGCTTCCAAAATTAGCTGTACGATACCGCACCAGCCGCCTGTCTTATTAATAGCTTCTTGTACTTCTGGTAGTTCTAGTGGCTTAGGAACCATAGGTGTGATTGAAGCCTTTTCTTCTATGACTGCCTGCTCGATGCCATATGTGATAGCTGTTACAAGAATCTTTGCCAGAGGTCGCTCTTCGTAGCTTGACGATGCAACGGATAGCTTTTTCTGTAGCTGCTTTGTGGCACGGTCGAGGCGAGCACTATTCGCAGTCGAGCGCGAGACTGACTTCGCTGTCTTGCGGGCTTCCTTTGCGTTCTTGAGTGCAGTGTTTAGATTATCGATCTCGCTTTCAATAATAAACAGCTGCGTATCGTAGCCTGCGTCTTCTGGGTCTAGAGCATCAAGCTCTTTTCTCTTGGCCTTGATCTGTTTCTTGATTGACTCAACATCCTTAATGCGTTCCGCTGCGATAACATCTTCTTCAGCCAAGCGGTCAGCAGCAACATCAGCAGCTGCCTTGCAAATAGATTCTGTGAGGCCGTCTAGAACGAGGTCAGGGGTGTCTAGAATATCGTTTAGTACTTTGCCTACTAGTTCGGCACCTGTCTTTTGGGCGACGCACTCTGCTAGGCTCCTATCGTCTTCTAGGGTCACTAGATCTAGAGGGTTTTTAAACTCTACTGCTGGGTAGGTAAACTGTGTAATGAAATCTAGCCACACAACCTCTGGGGTTGCGCGGAGGTAGTTCTCGATATTTGGAAGGGCCGCTACATAACCTAGAGTTGTGGGCCTAGAGTAATTGAAGAACTCTGTTACTTCGTTAATCTTGTTGTCGTAATCTAGCAGGCTAAATTCTTTACAGCCCAATTTGTTTAGGACCGCATCCACAACCTTTAGTTGTGTATTGGATTCTCTGGTTTCGAAAACAATTCGAATCTTGTCAAGCTCTGTGATTCTGAACCCTCCGCCCTTCTGAATGGCAGGAATTAGGATGGTCCTCATATACTTCATAAGCTGTCGTGCTTCTTCATTGAAGTCGTACACAACAGGAATTCCAGTTTCGTCGTCAGCTCTGTAGAATCTGCCCTCGTTGGTACCCTTAATAGCTCTTGTGGCGTAAATATTAGATCTTCTCAAGGCATAGCGAGCTTGCTTGAATGCGTTTCGGAGACGTGCTCCTTGAATAGTGACTTCAATAGTGTTGTCAAGATCAAGTTCGCGAGTGATTACTGGTGTCGTCACAATTGCAGTCGGTACCAAAGCAAAGGAATTCGCGTCAACTGAGACTAGAGCTTTTGTAGTTACGGTATTCTTGCCTGCAATTCTGGGGACGAAATATTCAATTGTTACAGCCGGTAGGCCCTGAGCGTTGTTGGTCTCTAGCAAAATATCGGCTGTGTTGACCTGTCGCAGTAGGCGACGGTAGCCAGTTCTAAATCTGGGCATTGAAAGAGGTGCCGTGCCTTCATCGCCTAGAAGCTCGGCTGCGCTAGCGCCCACGTTTACCTTGTCAGCAATTCTGAGACCGTTAAGCTCTTCTTGCTCGCTCTGAATGGTTAGCACTGATAGGTCGCGGTTCTCTGGTTCGTTCTGATTATTTAGTACGTAATAAACTGTTGTCGTGAGTTGGCTCTTACCGTAAGCATCGAGAAGTAGTTCGATTCCTTTTCTCTTGATGCTCTCAATTACCTCTTCCACTTTCGGAATGCCGGTACGGCCAGTGTCTACAACTACTGACTGCTGGCAGGTGCGGCCATTTAGGAAGTTACTGTTTAGTGGTAGCGTTCTCCAGTCTGGAACATATGCAGCTGGGTTCTTCCGGCAAATATTACACTCTTCGAGGCCCCTAAAATACTCTGGTCTGTCGCAAAAAATAAGATCACTGGTGCGTAGAGTGTTCTGAGGCTTAAGAGGATCTTGCAAGTCTAGGGGCACGAACAACAATTCTTCTGGATCTAGGGGTGCGTTGTTTTCCGCTAACGGTGAAGGAACAGAAGGCGTGAGACCAATCTGCTGTGCAAATGCTGCGTCGAGCAAAACTGAACGGCCCTTGAAATACTCAAGCGCTGCTGAAAGTCCTAGATTGTTCTTTGCATTTGTCATCAGTTAGTCCTATTATGCTTACTTAGAATATTCACATCACCATCTTCAATCAAGTAGTCGCCAACCAAAGATAGCAACACAACATCTCTTAGCAGCTGTAGTTCAATAACAGCGTCTGCTAAAAATTCCGTGTTGGAAGTTAGTACTGTAGAAATGGTTGCTGGGTTTGGCACTGTTGGGCCGCCTGTGGGGCTGCTTGTGTGTGGAGCTAGAAGGGCATTGTTGACCTTTACTTGGATCTCCAGAATTCTTTGGATTAGAGAATTCAAATTGTTTACCTGCTCTGTCAACGAAAACAAGAAGTCTTTAAGGTTTGTGCCCTTGACGAGTGGCTGGATGTAGTCCCTGCCTGTTTGGTCGGTGAGGTCTAGGTTGCCGGCGATAAGTTCAATCCCGTGGATAATATTTGACTTATTGCCCTTTGAGTCAACCACCTTTGAGCCGCCAGTTACCAACTTAATACCTTCTCTGGCGATGACTCTTACATCATCTGCCTTCAGAGCAATAGCTGATTTACCAACCGACATACCTCGCTTTCCTTCACGGAGGCCAAAGTTTGCATCGACATCAGTTCTCTGAGATATATGAATTCTAGCTGCATCGCCCGACTGCCTGTTCAGCGAGAGGGCACCAAAGTTTGGGTCGATTACTGTGTCGTCGCTCGGGTTGGTACCTTGGCGTCCTACAACTAAGTCGATTGAGGATGCTCTCGAATCACCGCTACCGCCGTAACCAGATTCCTTTGTAGAAGGACGATCACGACCAAGCACAATCCAAGAGTTGCCTTTGCTAATTACCTTCTCGCTTGGGCGCTGGTTAAACCTTGGTACTTGCTCTTTCTTTTCACGGTTAAAAATACCGTTGACCTCTCCGGTCTCGGGCGTGTTCTCGCGTGAATCAATTGGCTTCTTGGGTGACATATTTCTCTCTACCTATTAAATAGTTGTCAGCCGGTTTCTTCATCAGAGAGTGGGCTTGTTCCAAATGGATCTTCTCCGTTCTCTGCGACTGCAAGTGGAGAAGATTCTGGGAAGCATCCTTGATTCTTTGCGTAATCATATGTTGCAGCAAACTTCTCTGGGTAGCCCTGCTCGTCAGCTTTGGGGCCGTTATAGATGCGAGCGAATGTTCTCCAGTCTTGATTCTCTGCTGCCTCTACTAGCCGAGGATCGGCCTCGATAAAGGCTTCTAGCATATCATAAGACAAAGACTCTGGTTCATTATCAAACCTGTCGAGAAAAGCTTGTGGATCTTCCGAAAGGTGCTCAAGATTACCTGCCGGGATTACCTGAAATGATCCAAAAGAAGTTGATCTAATCGCCGCTTGTGGGTCGATAGCGTAAGCTTTTTCGAAAGCCGACCTGTTAGTCTCCGATCCAACATACGAGACCGTATCAATGCACTTCCCGTTTCTCTTCTCAGGACAAAAGTCTGAGCCGGGGGTGTAATCAATGGCAGCACCCGGAACCTTTCTCAAAAAGAGGTGTGGCTCAAACCTAAGTGCGCTTGGCCTACCGCCTTCAACTCTCGCAATTGTTAACAAGGTTGTTGGGTCGATTCCAAGCTTTGCTGCCGACTCTTCGAGCTTGGACTTTGTAGATATATCTGGGCAAGGCTTCTTCCTAGCTTTACTTGGATCCACCACAATCTTGGGCGCTGGCACCTTTGCCGGTACTTTGGGTGGTACGCCGGTACCAGAGCCTGCTGGCTGCGAGCTACCCTTTGCGTGAGCAGACTTTGCAGAGGGTGGTGGTAAAGTGGATAGAGTGTCGGCTGCCGGGTTCCCCAGCACTTTTACGATCTCCCAGAACTCCCGATTTGCATCCAAGGGACGCACTAGAACATTGGTTCCAATTGTTAGCACTCCAGACTGATTGAGGAACACAGCTTTTGGAAAATTGTTTGCTCGCCTTTGTGTACGTGGTGATGCAGGATCACGGGCATCGGGTACCGGAAGGCTTTCGTCGTGTACAGTCTGAACTCTTACTCGGTAAAAACCAACTGTATGATTTCCGGGACGGTACCCAGTCCAAGTGGATGTGTCGTAGTTTGCGGTATCGCTTGGGATCTCTTCTAGAACCTTTACAATTGTGCCGTGCTTTGGCTTGTCTAGGCCGATGGAGTCTCGCCGGTTATTATGGACGCGATTAGCTGAGAATGGGACCATCCTGTCATCAACGTAATCGCTGCTTGTGAAAGATGGAGAAGTGACATCAAACGGAACAAGCCCAGCCAGATAGTCCAAAACGCCTACTGGCAATGCAGTAGACGCGATCTTGTCTTCATCCTCTTTCTTTGCCATTAATCTTCGTCCTCGTTTCTCTCATCCTGTAGCATATCGAAGATCTGCGTTCTGTCGAGATCTGACAATCCTTCAGATTTTGACTGCTTTTGCATAAGCGCGGCGACCTTAACTAGCTGCTCGTTTGATCGCTGGAGGGTTTCAACATACTTTGCAGCCGTTGCTCCGACGTACTTATGGTTCTCTTCGTTCTTTGAAAGATAATTCGTTACATCATCGAGGAGTGTCCTTGTTACAGAGCGATCCTCTTCGATGTTAATGATTGCATTTTCAATTAGATCTTCTAGGCTCTTTTTCACGTATCACTCTCAATCCAGTCTGTCTTGAATGATCTATACTTTAGTCTGAACTTCTTCAAACTAGATACAACCTGCTTAGTATTCAAGCCAGTTAGCTCTCTTAGGTACAAGTAAATAGCCTTCTTGTTGAAAATTTCAATCTTATCGCACTGTTCAAATAGAATCTGAATTGCCTTGATGACCTTTTCGTCGTTGGTCTTGTCGACATCATTTTCCCAGTCGATCATACTTGCCTTGAGGTTCATAATAAATTCGTCTTGCTCGCGATCTTCTTCGTAAGTTACGCGGGAAGACATACAACGAAGCTCTAGTTCCTTTGGCATTTGGGAAATGTTGATTTCTTCGCGATTACGCTTGGAGCGCTTTTTGGTCTGAGCGATGAACCAGTTCTTGGTAACAACCGTAAAGTAGGTAAAAGCCTTGGCCTTTTCAGGATTGAACTTGCTTAGGATGGTGGTTAGCCATACCTTACACTCTGCCCTGAGTGAGTCGATGTTTGGAAGAGAAGCAAAATTGTAGGTGTATACAATCTTGTCAACCATCTCGTCAAAGACAGGTGCAATCATATTCCTGTAAAGCTCTTCCTTCCTTCTAAAGTCGTCTGTTGAGACGTACTCAAGGATTGCCGCTTCGTGTTCCGCCGTAAAATACTTCCGCTTGCTGCTGGATCTGCGGCGTCTCGTTCTCTTCGCTTGTGCCATCGTCTTCTTCCTGTAGTTCTTCTAGATCGTCTTCAAAGCCGACCTGATCCTCGAATTCTTCGAACTTCTGGACTAGGTGCTTTGTGTGGTTGATCAGGCCCTCAAGTGTTGCATCTCCATAAAAAGTCTCCATCTCATACAATGCTTTTAGGTGAGATGAGAAACTAATAAACTCATTATTGACATCGATCATTGTCTCAGATAGAGAAATTAGTTGTCGGAGAAGGTAGCGTACATAGAAAGCAAAAAACCCATTCACTAGCAGCGATACAACAAATGCTAGTGTCCAAAAGTTTAGAACAATTTCTTGATTACCGATTATGATAGTCATTTGGGTCGTAATCCTTTCTCAAAGTGGTCTTCTCTTCGCGAACAGCTTCTTTGGTCTGCTCAATGTACGCCTTAACAAGCTCTCCCGGCTTGTTGGTGCCGCTTGTAGAGGCCGCTCTAAATAAAGACGGCACTCTATGTAGGCTACCGGTTGCCCCGCACTCTAGACACGTTTCTGCGCGTTCTGACATACTATGATTAATTACCATAGTATTCTCGCACTGGGCACACCGATAGTTATACCTAGGCACTCTCAACCTCATCGTCAGTTGCGAGCTTTACAATAGGTGGGTTCATTACAACTAGTCCTTTATCGGAAAGTCGTAGACGGAAGCCCTTGAGTGTTGGAACAATATCTGTCTGCTCCATTAGGGACTTCTGTAGGGCCATCATAATAGCGCCGACTGCTTCGTCGGATAGATTCATTTCGTTTGACATAGTATAACTCCTATAAAAGAAATATCTTTCTTACTTAAGAATTATAACATCTATACGACAAATGGCAACTAGTTTTTTTACATTTGTTCTTTACTTAATATCAATCATCTTTTTGACTTGATTTTGAATATTAAGATTTTCCAAGGCGTACTGACGATTTGCTTCGCCATATGCAATATCGTACTTGTTGAACTGTTCTGTCATTGTAGCTTCTGTAATTGTTAGCCTATTTGCGCGGCCAGAACAGTTATTCTTGATAATATTGTCGATGTTCTCTGGAGTGAGTAAGCCGTCCATCATTGGTGACTGGTACTGCCTAAAGTCTGCGATCAGAACGTTCTTACCACAAGACATAGATTCATAAGCGCCGCGACCGAGGGTTACAACCATATCTGCTTTCTGGATATGCTCGTGAATCTCAAACACAGGATTCTTGAACTTATTGAAGGAATCAAACTCCCACCCGTTTCTCTTGCACACCTTAGAAAGAAAAGCATTCAACCTCTCTGACTGTGACAAGGATAGGACGTTCTTTAGCTCTTGGTTAATTGACGTCTGGCTAAACTTGTCCGTGTTGATTCCATTCCTAATAACCGTGGACTCGTGTCCCTTCGCCAGAACGTGATCTCGCACCTCCTCAGAGATGGAGATATATTCTACACCCGGATGGCCGCAAGGCTGCTCTAGAGGCGGTGTGGTGCCGTGACAGATTTGAAATGTTTTCTTTGCAGCAATCTTGTTGGCAGCCATCAGATTAAAAATGCTATTGTGGCTAATCAAGGCAAGATCAAATTCAGCGCCGTTCAGGTGGTTGACTTCGATTCCGAAGTTCTCGAAAATCTGATATGCGACAAAGCCTTTTCGCTTCGGCATACATACAACGCGGACCTCGTGCCCTTGGCGGACCAGCTCTTCAACTAGAGCGTAGGTGTAGGTCTCTGAGCCGCCAAGAGTGTCTAGGTGATTTTGTCCAACTAGAATTCTCATCTTTCTGCCTGTCCAAACGAATTGTCTACTACTAGACTTGGGTTGTCTCTATCTGCCCAAGTAATCAACTTGCGACCAAAATCAGAGATTCCGTCGTGTACTGCTTTGCCCTTTCTTTTTCTCCACTTTTCGGAGATGGTTGAATTACCGGGCTGATTCTCAAACAAGTGATTGATGTAATAATCGCAAGTGCTCTCCCACTGTTCGACCGAGATTGCCTTGCCGTAGTGCTTAATAAAGCCAGCCTTGCTCTTTTGCCCGACACCTGCAGGCACTCTTGTGTGGAACCTAACGAAAGGAGTTGGTCTGAAAAGGGTCATAATGTCTCTGTACTCAGGGCCAATCCACTTTCGCTCTAGGAATGTCTTATCTACGTCTTCAGGTGTGATATAGTAATCAAACAGACGCATCTCGTAAGCTCCTACCGAGGTGTCCTCTAGGTCCACTCCCTCTAGGTAGGCAAACTCATCAGAGTCAAAGTAGTAAACCCAATCCGGTGAAGACTTTGCTGCTAGATTGTACACTGCCTGACGCTGCGTACCTTCTAGAACTTGTCGACGAACCGGATTGGGTTCCCAGCTTTTTGCTCTAATAATCTTTGTCACTTTCTCGTGGCTCTTGCAAACCTCGACTGTGCTGTCGGTTGAACAATCATCGAAAACCATAATCTCATCTACAAATTCTGATACGTGATCTAGAGTACTCTTGATAATATCAGCTTCGTTTCTGATTCTTGTAATTCCGATGATGCTCACGTTACCTCACTTAAGTAGCCAATGATTATTTTGTAGTGACCAATCAATTACTTCGCGTAGACGCTCTGTGACTGACTGCTCTGGTACCCAGCCCATCTTTTCCATCTTCTCGCCGCAGAGCGCATAACGTAGGTCGTGGCCCGGACGTGAAGAGTGAAAATCTACCATCTCGTAATTGAGTGGCTTGCCCATAATGGATGCGACTGTCTGTGCTAGCTCAAGATTATCCATCTCTCGCTCGCCAACAATGTTGTACTTGTCACCAATCTTGTGATTGTCCATTAGGAACATCATAGCTGATGCGACGTCTTCTGTGTTAATGTAGAAGCGGCTGCCAGCCTTTGTCTTTGATGGGTTTGAATGAATTGTTACCTTCTCGCCGTCACGGACCTTTTGGATGAGAAGTGGAATGTACTTCTCTGGGTGCTGACGGATACCAAAAACATTCATTGTGTGCGTAATGATGATGGGCATACGGTATGTGTTGCAGTACGCCAAGCACATCTCCTCTGCACCGGCCTTTGATGCAGAGTAAGGATTGCCTGAATTGTAGCGATCCCACTCCTTGTACAAAACGCCTTCTGGTGCTGGGCCGAACACTTCATCGGTGGAGAAGTATAGGAACAACTTCATAGTGTCGCGAATGTGTGTTCTCGCATAATCGAGTAGGTTTGTTGTACCTACTACGTTGTCTAGAACAAATTCTAGAGGGTACTCAATAGAGCGATCAACGTGCGAACCAGCTGCGAGGTGAAATACATAATGTACATCGCCAATCTGCTTTGCTAGTACTTCGTTGATTGGAGCCTTAAGGTCGTGCCACACAAACTTAACTCGGGATCGATATGAACTATCGAGCTCAAGAACCTCGTGTACACGGTTAAGGTTTCCAGACGTATCTAGGCGATCAAGGATTACCACATTGTAATCAGTGTCGTTTAGCATACGATAAATAAGGTGATGACCGATAAATCCGGCACCACCTGTGATCAATACTGTTTCTGCCACGATTAACTCCTAAAAAACTAATTGTGGAATCTTTTCGTTCCAAGTTTTGTAAAATATAACAGAATCGCTGACTGTTTGCAAGTCATTTTTGCCTTCCTTCATAAGAATGGCAGATTCATCGTGGTAAAACATTCTGTCTTTGCCAAAATACATCGGTACAATGCCGGATTTGATTGCCTTAAGGCAAAGGTCGACATCTTGATGTTGCTTGGCCATACTCGGATTGAGTCCACCGAGTTTTTTAAAATATTGAAGGTCCCAAACCTGAAGTGCCCCTGTAATGAAAGAGCATCCTCTGTCACAATCTACGTATGGATTTTCTGGCTGTGCGAAACGCTTGAAATGGTTTGGCCCCCAGCCTTGTGGGTGTGGTACCCACGTATCTCCACCAAATTGCACAGTCTCTCGCCAGCGCCCGTCTGTCATATTCGGAAAGAAAGTCTTGATATTATCAGTGTCGACTTCCTTATTTAGACTCATAGCTGCTGGCGGGTATACCAACTTGGTCCCCGAAAGCTTGCTACCTGACTCTCTGTGCTTCCCCAAAAGGCTAGTGAAGTCTTCTTTACTTCTAGCCCAAAGATCAGAGTTCCAAAGAACAATAGTTTTTACGCCATTGTCATCACATAGCTTTGCTGCGATGTTGTTAAGCATCGAAAAATTAAAGCCCTTATCATTGTCCACTCGAAGATATGAAAAGCCGCTTGAAATAGCAGTCGACTTGATGTCTTCTTCTGACCGGTCGTCAACAATGATTACGTTAGCTACAGATGCAACCTGCGTCTCGATAAGGTTGTCGCAGGTAATCTTCAAAAGCTTGTTGTTATCCTTGATCGGGATAATGATTGCTGGCTTCGAGGAATCCCAGTTTTCTTGCTTAAGCCAAAAGCAGGAGTATTTAATCTCCTGCTTCTGAAACTTGTGCCTTGCATCTGATGGATTGAAGTCCTTGATAGCAAGCTCCCCCTGCTTGACGACAAAACTGCCTTCTCGCTGCGGGGGAGACTTGAAAAAGCTACACTCAAAGAATGATTTCATATTCATCTTCAGTTGCCTCTTGGCTACCTAGAACTGCGTCGCAGAACATATTGTTGATCCTGTCTGCGTCGAACTGCTCAAGGATGTAATCTACGTGCTCTGCTGCGCGCTTAGACCACTTATCGCTCTTCTTGACCTGTCGTAGGCGCTGCTTAAAAGAGGCTTCCTCGGCGTAGCACCACTGTGATTCTGGAATTAGCATATTCTCAACTACTGCCTGTGGCTGAATCTGTGCTAGTGTATATCTCACTGGCATAAATCCGGGCTTGCGCTTGGCATTGGTGAGGAAGTCTAGGTGACCTGACCACTCTGGAGCAATGATTGGCTTTCCGTGCTGTGCAAACTCAAACATAGGAAGGCCAAAGCCTTCGCCGTGAGTTGTTGTGATCATACAGGAAATCTTATCATTGGCATATAGTGCTTGCATCTCTGGCTCGGAGAGGTCTCCGTGTAGGAGGTACACCTTGCATTGACGCTCGGATTCGTCAAGCTTAACAGAATCTACGATGTTCTGGAGGCGCTGCTGTGTGAAGTTGCGATCCATAACATTATTTCTTCTTGTACTTGTCTTGAGTACGAGGCCAACTGGCTGATCCCAGCATTCCTGCAGCCACCAAGTGATTAGGCTAGCGAGGTTCTTTCGTGGACCCCACTGGCCGACTGCTAGGTAGTTGAAATCTGTTTCAAGGTCTAGGCTAAAGCTCTCGTCCGGCGTGATGTCTCGGACTGGGTATCCAACTACTTCTACAGGGGCTGTTATCTTTAGCGTGACATCATTACCGAACTGGTCCTTACCTTCGTATGAGGTGTTCTCAAAAGACCACTTGGCGTGCTCTGAGATAGTAATGATCTTGTCCATCATATTAGACTTCTGCACCCAGTCTGGTGACATCTTAGTTGTCTCGATACCCGCTGTAACCCCGATGTTAACAGGAGCTAGACGCTCAAATTCGCCGGGGATTGCAACCTGAATTGAAATATCAAAAGGAACCTTCTGCTGAATGTACTGCTGGCCCTTTAGGATCGCAGCGTCCATCCAAGCGCGGAACTCAGAAGGGTCTGTTACCCAGCCTGTCTGACCCCAACCAACAGGGATAATAGCGATGTCTAGTTCTTCTTCGCGAGTGCGGAGAGCGCGCAAAACCATACGAGCGTGCTCACCGTAGCCGGACTGTGAGAGGCAAGGGCCTCTAAAAATAATTCTCTTCATCACTTAATCTCCTTTAGTTCCCAAGGGGAGTAGCCCTTTCTATTCTCCCAAGAGCCATATCGCTCGTGAATGGAGTCCATAAGCTCAATCCAACGGGTCTTGAAAGTCTCGAAGTTATAATTCTTCTCAATGTGATTGCGACCCTTGGCGCCAAGCTCCCCTCTTTCCTCTCTAGAAAGCTCATACATACGGTCTAGAGCCGCGTGAAAATCTTCCTTGGAGATTCGGTCTTCATAAATAAAGGGCACCTGCTGTGACCCAATAACGGCGCGAGACGAAGGCTCGATACCAATACCAAACCACTCGTCACCATCTGTGACCTGCTCCTGTAGTCCGCCAGTCATATTTACGATGATTGGTGTTCCGCAAGAAAGTGACTCTAGAGTCGCTAGGCCGAAGCCTTCAGCATCTGAGATGTTAATTGTTACGTCTGAAATATTGTACATAGCTGCCAAGTGCTGTGGCTCTACCTTGCTCTTTGAGAAAACAATGTGTCCGCCTGTGGCATCAAGTTCGTGTACAATAGCTTCTAGGTCTTGACCGTTTGAGTCCTTTGGATCAGTGTGCATAACGAGCTTGACATTATCGGTGCCAACCTTTTGTGCCCACTCGTGGAACCAAAATACCAAAGAGCCTGACATCTTTCGACGTGCATTTCGATTATTCCAGAAGCAAATAAACTTGTCTTCGGAATCAGGGCCAAACTGCTGCTGACGCAATGCGAGGCGCTGGTGCTCCTCTGCTGGCTTGAATACATTCATATCTACTGCGTGTGGTAGGTAGTGGCGCTCAACTGAAGGCGCTACCTGCTTTACAATCTCATCTGTTACCTTTGAGATAGTTGCGATAACATCAGTTGACTCATAGTATGAGCGGTTGAATGTTGGTGCTGGGAAGTTGTCCCAAACGTGATAGTAGACCATAGGGATGTGTACACGAACTTCGTTCTCCATATCCCACAACCACTGATAAAAGCGGGGGTCGGTCATAAACCATAGAATATCAGGGCGCTGCTGCATTAGCAAAGAGCGGACCTGCTCTTGTGTTCCGTAGCCTTGAACTGGGTATACGATCAAATCGTCGCCCCACTGCTCGGTCTTCTGCGGGGAGTAGTCACGATGAGACACTGCTCCACCAAAGCATACGAACTGGTATCGGCCAGTCTCTAGTAGCGATTCGATGATGTAGCGCGTCTGTGTGCCAACTCCAGAAGGAGCGAATGGGTGATCGGAAATCACAAATACTTTTGTCTTCTTATCTGTTGTCATTTAATTCCTCACCTACAATGTTCAGTCCTATAAAAAGGACAATACTTGCAAGACAGGCGGTTCTTGATGAACCTTTGTCTCTTAATATTTATAACTGCATTCTTAAGTGCAGTCAACGCATTGTCGACCTTTTTCTGGCCACTGGTGACCCTGAAGATCTCAACGTTATTTTTCTTTGCTGTTCTTTTTAGAAGTCCGAAGTGGGTCTCGATGTTCTCTAGAGGTACATCGTGCTTCCTAGCCCAGAACCACTTATAGAAGACTAGCTGGTAGCCCAGAATCTTGTCTGCCTTCTTGCGGGCATCCCAGCCCCAAGAGCAAGATTTCCAGTCAATAATGTGGTACTTACCGTCTTCCGACTTAAGAACGAGGTCAATATAGCCCTTAAACTTAAGGCCACCTTCCTCGAATTCTTCGAACAAATCCTCTTCCACCGCAACAAGTTCAAAATTTGGGAACTGCTTCTCCAGCTCAACCAAAACGTGTGGAAGGATATTCTTTCCTTGATCTCTCATCTCTGTGAGAAGTTTGCGGTCACGGTCAGTGACCTCTTCAAGCTCTTCGATCTCGTTGTCGAAAAACTTTTCAAACTTCTCTTCGATGCCTTCGAGGTTCTTTACTGCGATCTCTTCGCAAGCAGAGTGGATGGCAGAGCCGAACGCTGTAAAAGCGTTGCCGGTAAAACCATCAAGACCTTCGATGTACTTTAGTTTGTGTCTCCAAGTACACTCTGACCAGAGCTTGAACTCGGAGAATGAGATGTGTTCTCGCACGACTCCTCCAGATCAGTAAGAGAAGGAGTTACTTTCTTCTTACGTGATCTATTGTACCTCTTCTTTTTTGGAGTGTCAAGAACTTTTGCAAATTTCCAAACTGCTACTTGTGGAAATCTGATGGAGTTAGAGGCTACTACGCCATCGGTGGTCAATTTATACTTATCATAGCCAGCAGATTCCAATAGCTCAATAGCATCAGAATCTTTAAAAATCATTACCGGGATGCCTTGTCGCTTGTGGAAGACCCTTCGGATCTCGTATTCGACTACAACCTCGACCTGACCTTCGCCAGTCTCTCTAATTTCACTCTTCCGTAATGGCATTAACAAAATCCTCTAGGCCAGCGAAAATATCTTTGCTGTTGTCCAAGTCGTTCATCGCCTGCTTGTAGCCACGAATAAAATTCTCTTCCGCGACTGGCAATAGGAACTCAGGGAACTCAGTAGCAAAGACTTCGATGACCATATCAAGTGTAACTTGATTGTCTACCGGTAGCAGTCGATTGCCGACATACTCTGTAACTAGTGCCTTGAGGCCGGTATCGGCCTCGACAGTACTGTACAAATCTTGGTTGATTACGTCTTCTTCGTTTAACATAGTATCCTCATAGTACCTTGGCAGCGAGTGATGCGACCTCTGAACGTTCACCCTTTCGTAGGGTAATGTGGCCAGCAATAGGGTGCTGCTTAAATCTCTCAACGGCGTGTGTAAGGCCAGATGAGCGCTCATTGATGTAAATGTTGTCAATCTGTTCTACGTCACCAGTTAGGACGATCTTTGTACCTTCGCCAACGCGAGTTAGGATTGTCTTGATCTCGTGCTGTGTCAAGTTCTGTGCCTCGTCGATGACAATAAAAGCATTGGCAATTGAGCGGCCACGGATATATGTAAGTGCCTCCATCTCGATAACACCCTTATCCATATACTGCTGTAGTGTGGTCTGGTCGTTACCAGTAAGGAACTTAAGATTATCCTGTACAGGTGCTAGCCACGGGGCCATCTTTTCTTCCATTGTACCCGGCAAGAAGCCAATATCTTTACCCATAGGCATAACTGGTCGTGATACTACTAGCTTCTTGTACAAGCCTTCGCCGCGATGCTTGCCATTTGCCATATCCATAATACTAGGATTTGAAATTACCTGCTCTAGACCAGCAGCAATAGAAATGAGGGTCTTACCAGATCCTGCCTTGCCGACAAGTGAAACAATCTGGACGCTTGGGTCCATTAGTAGGTTGAGTGCGAATAGCTGCTCTTTGTTGCGAGCGTGAACGCCCCAGAGGCCGCGCTTGAACTCCTGTAGGGATAGAAGTGGACTGTGCGGGCCGACATATCTTGCAAGAGCAGACTTTTTATCGTTGTAATTTGATACCAACATAACGAATTCATTTATAAAGAGTTTGTCAACCTCTTCCTCGTCGAGGTAAACGGCCTCTCCAGCGTAGTGTGAATCAATTACCTGCTCGTCTACCAAGATTGTCTTAAAGCCTTTGTAAAGGCCCTCGGAGCGCTTGAGGATTTGATTCTCAATGTAGTCCTCGGACAATAGACCAACCGCATCTGAAATGACGCGCAAGTTGATGTCTCTTGACACTAGGATTGTTTTACGACTTCCATTTGTTCGGTCTTCTGCCAAAGCTGTTGAAAGAATCTTGTGATCTGGTACACTAGCATCTAGATCGGCTGGAAGGTCTTCGATACTGTCGGCTGCGACTCGTAGGATGCCCTTGCCCTTTGCAATCCTTACACCTTTTTGTAGGCTGCCCTTTGCTCGTAGTTCGTCTAGATAACGAATAATTGTTCGTGCGTTCATACCGACGCCATCTTGGCGCTTCTTGTGCTTGTCGATTTCCTCTAGTACCTTAATAGGCAGGAGAATGTCGTTGTTTCCATAGCTGTAAATGCTATCAGCGTCACACAAACACACACTAGTATCCAATACGTAAGTCTTCTTTGCCATTGTTACAGCTCCTTGCTGTTAGTCCCGCTCTAAATAGTCTCGATGTCAGAGACTCTGACCCATCCAAATGATGCGCCTGCAGTCAATTCAACCTTAACTGCTGCATAGTCCTTGAGTTCCCCATACCTAGCAACTTCCAGTTGTAGGTTCTCCTCTAACTCTGTAAAACTCTGGTAGTCGGGGGAGGTATACCTGTCGGCATCGTTCCTCGCAGAATAAATTCTTGTCCCCTTCTTTAGCTTTACGGTACGAATCATTTTCTGATTCTCTTTACAAGTTCAGAAGAAGCAGCGGCTTTGTCTTCGCCGCCAACACCCCAGAGCATCTTGACGCCTAGCTCTTCGCAGACGTCTTGCTCCGGTGTGTTTTCCTTACCTCGGTCGCCACCGTTGGCAAAGTAGTCAGGTTTCCATTCGCGAATGGCTGCGCAGACTGTGTTGTCGCTGTCATCAACCTTTGATACGAACGCTACACCACGGATTGCTCCAAGGATCTCTGCTCGGTGCATCCAATCTTGGAATACGTAGCCCTTCTTTCGCATTAGCCAGTCATCAGAATTAGCAACAACAATGACATCGCCGTATTCGCCGGCCTCTAGAATCATACGAATATGACCCTTATGTACTGGATCGAATCCGCCGCTTACCATAACAGTTGGTCTCTTTTCAGACATTGCGTCTCCATTTGCTTATATTATAAACTTATAACATTGCAAAGGATATGTCAACTGCTATTTTTCAAAAAGTCGATCTAGACCAAATCGTTTTCTTAATTTATAAAAGCGAACTGCCTCCAAACCAAGGAAAGCCATTGCTTCTCTCTGTGATCTGGTGCAGGAATAAGCAAACTTAAAAATGGCTTCCTGAACTATCGTTGGCAGTGTCTTCCACAAAGGAATACTGTAAAGCCTGTTATTAGCTGGCCTTACAGAAAGCTCCATCTTGAGGGCGATAAGGTCCTCAAGAGAAAGCTGTGACATCATAGTCTCAAACTCATCATTTGAAAGACCTTTAGCTCGCAGGTCTTTAGAGATGGAATACTGTTCGTATTTTGAGACTGTTCTTTTTTTTCTCTTCCAAGACATCAGTCGTTGGGCATATTCTGAAGTTCTTTCTCGAAGTTTTCGAAGTGAAGAATTAGATTCTTAATGATGTAGTATCGGAATACGTCGCGCTCTGGCATATCTCTACCGAAAGCTGGTAGCTTATCGGCTGGTACCACAGAGTCTGCATCGATACGCTCATAGGTTCTCTGAATCTGGGTGGAGACGTCATTAAAAGACTCGTAAGCCTTATTACGTCCTGTATTGTCTAGTCCCTGCTTTGCAAGACCGCCAGCAAACTTCTGCTTTTCTTCTTCGTCCTCTTCAGCTTCTGAGTCTTCTTCATCAGCTACACTACTGACAATATCGATCTCTGGCTCTTCCATATCAGCTACAGGAACTTCAGGCTCGTCTTCATCATCAACGATCTCAATATCAATTTCTTCCTGTAGTGGGGACTCTAGTTCTTCAGACGCTGCACTGGCTGAACTACTAGATCTGATAAGGTCATCAATTTCTTTATCTAGCTGTGAGTCGTCAGTGCCATCTTCAGGGTTGGAGTCAATTGTCTTGAGAAGATCGTTGGTAGCGTTAATGATGTGAGCTGAAAAAGAACCTCTCTGTTCATCACTGGTAGTGAGAGACTTATAGTCAGATTCTAGATTCTTCATAATGTTCTGAAATAGCTCATCAAGGAAGTTCATAGCTGTAATGTCGTGAGGAGCATTAGGGTTTGAGCTCTTGACCGAAGCCTCAGAAAGCTTCTGCTTAATCATCTTATAAACTAACTTACGTAGAAGATGCTCTTCCAGTAGATCTACTCTTTCTGACATAATAACTCCGTAGCAGTGACAGCTATTATAATTAGTATCTATCAGCTATCTTTTCTATTGTTTCTACTATAATGTTTCTACTTAGTGTTTCAACTAAATCAGAATAACTGTTTTTATTTATTTAGTTGAAATTTATTTATGACATTATGTTTTGACTTAGAAAGAATACCAAACGTAGGTTGGTTCGACAACAAAAAAATCATAATGTCACACAATCGTCACAAAAGGAATCTCACTCCTTGTCATCCGACACTGGACCCGCAAAGCCCATTCCTCCGACAGCACCGGACATTTCGTCGAGTTCTTCTTCCTCTTCTAGGGGCATTTCGTCTCCTAGGAGCATATCCAGATCAATGAATTGATTCTTAAACTTTTTATTAAAAACTTCTTTAAACAAGTCTTCGAGTTCTTTAAGATTCTCTTCTTTTTTAAAATCTTTTTTAATATTCTCTGAAACTGGCTCTGACTTTTTTAATTTCTTAAAAATTAGCGGAGCAACACTGAGGTCGAATTCTGGTCCCATCACTTTTTTAAGAATCTCCATATCCCCAGTGGCTAGAAGCTCGCGCATTCTAGTACCAGACATACGGCCTAGGCCCTCAATATCAAGAGAGCCAAAAGGTGTAATCGCCAAACTCCAGTCATAACCTTCTTTTGTTGTACCAGAGGTCTTGCTGAACCTTGGGTTTTCAGCCATATCCTTACCGCCAACGAAGTACACGATTTCAACATCTTCAGGATCCATATTCTTGGCGATCTCCATAGCATTGTATGGATTCTTGGCCTTTACGATACGATCAGTCGGTACTCCGTGAGCAGCAATAATCTGCTTTTTCTCTTTGAAGTCGAATGGAGACTTTGGAAGTTGAACCTTGTCGCTTGTCACAACATATACATCGTCGACCAAGCCACTGTCAACAATGGACTTGTAAGCATTATAGTGGTGACGACCCATAGGTTGGAACCGGCCAGCGTAGATGCCGATCTTCTTCTTTCCAGATCTTTCAGCTTCGTCTTGTTCGTTTACTTTCTGAACCGGTGGAATACTACCACGACCATACTTGAAGAGACCAAGAATCTGATTGATAGGAGCAAAGTTGCCGGTTAGCTTGTATGTTTTACCATCATAGATGAACACAAAGCCCTCAGCAGCAGTCAAGGTCTTGTCTAGCTTTTCTAGCTTCCTCAACTGCTGTACTAGTACTTCATTTGCTTCCTCGTTACCGGATGCCTTGATTTGATCAATTGCTTGCTCTACTTCCTTACGAAGTCGCATTGCTTCCGCAGAATTGTCGATAACGTATGCTGATTCAAAGACAGAAAGCATCTCAACAGCAAAATCGTGAATAATATCTTCGATTGGTTGGATGGCCTTCTTCTTGATGTCGGCTGACATCTTGACCATCTGCCTTACAACAGCCTTGTCCTGATCCTCGGGGACCATTTTAAGAATCTTATTAATGTTCAAGCCCTTAACCCCCATAATCTTCTTGATGATTAGGATTTTCGCTTCACGATCTACGTCAACAGCAGCGTCGATCATATTTGAGATTCTTGTAATTAGATAATCACCAACCGTCTGGTTGTCGCTGATACCTTCAGCATCAAGTGCAGCTTCTAGGCGGTCGAGAGTATCTTCTACAATACTGTCATCCTCAAGCTTTACAAGCTTGCGAAGAGCATTCATCTCAATACGGTGCTCACCTTCAAGCTCATCTTGAACTCTCTCAAGTGCGCTCTGGATGGCAGCTATATCGGTGTTAACGTCCCTGCCTGTGGGGGCACCTGTTTCACGATCAAATTCGGCGTGGCCGTCTCGGTGAATCTTTAGTGCCTTGAAGTCATAATTGATGAGATTCGCGTTTCTAGGGTCTTGAATCTCGGCATTGTAATAGATGTTAGTATCAGGGCCGAAGATCTCCAACTTTTCCTCGTCAGAGAACTTCTCGACTGCTTTTTCAAATGCTGCAAAAGCATCGTTGAAAGCAACCTCGACAGTTCCACGTCCAGCAAACTTTGCAGCTAGCTCAGACGCAGAAAGACCTCCGGCCTTGATGTTCCCTTTGTTTCGAGCGGCTTTGGCCTTACCGGTCTTGACATCATAGGACAAGAACAGATTCTGGCCGTCGACCTTCTCTGTGCCCTCTAGTGAGCCCTGTGAGGCCGCTAGAAGGATTTCTTTCATTTTGGTAAAGGTAAGAGAAGGGTCTTCATATAGATGGCTCATATGGCCTGCTACACCGCCCTCAAGCAAAAGGTTCAACATTTAAATCACTCCGCTTTCTTAGCAGCTGGCTTACGTGTCTTGCGACGACGTGTGGTCTTCTTTGGCTTCTCCTCTGCAACCTCGGCGGCTGGTGCCTCCTCAACTACAGGCGCCTCTTCTACAACAGGAGCCTCGACAACTGGCGCCTCGACAACTGGTGCTTCAACTACTGGTGCAACTTCGATCTTTGCAGCCGCAGCTTCTGCACGCTGGCGTCGGAGTTCACGTCTTCTTCTTGGGTTCATAATCCCCTCCTATATTTAATAATTAGTTCTTTTTATTCCCAGTGGAAATTACTGGTGCCTTTGATAGAAGTCTCAATCTTCCGGGTCCGGGTGTACCTAGCGCAAATGGCACCTGAGCTACTGCTTTATCGTACTGTGCTGACAGATCGGCATAAGTATTAATTACGTACTCTGGTGAATAAAAAGATCCAGTTACGGCCTCGCTAGGTGGTGTCGGCGGCGGTGGCGGGACATACAAAGTTCCCGTAAGCTCGAACATAAATACGGATGTACCAGCCCGCAAGAAGTGATCAGCTGCAGAAGCAGAGGTAAACACATCAATGTAGTCTCCACCTGAAGCGCTGTTGAACAAAATGATATTTGTTTGTTCTTGTGGGTCGGTATCGGAATCGAAAGTCTGGTCGAACGTATATACAGAAGTTCCGTTCTTTCTTACACTCAAGCCAACTTCGGTATCGCCGCCAACGTTATAAAGTGCCGATAGAACCATCGCGTAGTTACCATCTCTCCCAAGGTAAAACCGCCCGGAACCAGAATCATACATAACGCTTGAGCTAGCAGCGTTGACTCCCCAAGTACTTGAGTAATCTTCATCAAACGGATTGAGCACGTTGAGCGCTGTAACTTGATCAGTATTATTTAATAGACCCACACTAGCAAAGTTAGCGACAGAAGGGACTTCGATAACGCTGAAACTAGATCCAGCCGAGGTCTTAATGTCGTTTGATAGCACGCCATCCATAGTAGTAAAGAAGGTATCATTGGTGCTGTGCTCATCCATCGCTACAAGAGTTGATTCAACACTGTCCTGCTGCAGATCTAGTCTTACTCTTTGGTAACTCAAAGGAGTGCCATTCTTTTTTACATAATTGTCGACAGAGTGGTCGCTAACCTCAGCTGATGTTGAGTACAAGTTAGCAACAGTGAACG